GAAATACATCATCACCGACGCTACAACATAACATAATTCTTGTTTCAAAAAACTTTACATAATCAACAACTGTTTCTGCAAAATCTTTATCTTTCATAAGACTATCAAATTCTGTAGCTCTTACAACAATTTGCTTTACTTTACTTATTTCTTCTTGTGATTCAGATATTAATTGTTGTTGTTTTAATTCTACTTGTTGTCGAGATTGTTGTTCTGCTTTTTGTATTTCTAATTGAGCTCTTTCTTCAATAATATCACCATTTTCTAATTGCATTTCAATATTCATTATTGTTTCTTTTAATAAAACATCTATTTCAGATTGAAATTCTTGCACTTGAACTTGTATAGCAGATTGCATTTGTTCAAGACTATCATTGTCTGGTGGTACGTTTACAAATACATTAACAAAAGGAATTTTAACTTTAGAATATTTTTCATAATATCCAATTATTTGGTCTTCTTCTCCACCTTGAGAATAAGTATTAGATATATCTTCAGGTTGTATAACCTTAGAAGTTTCTATATCTCTTTGTGAATAAACACCATCAAAATCAGAATGACTTGTTACTTTATTTATTTTACTAGCATGTTCTGGAAACAATGTTTTTAATTGAGACTTTGACATATTCTTTTTTACAATAATAAAACCAGCATCTCTAAATAAAAAATCTCTACTTGCTGGGTCAACAAATACATCATAAGGGTCTATACGACTGTAAGTAACTTCCCCTTTTCCATTGTCTTTATTTTGGTCAACATCTAATAAAAAGTAACCAACTCCTTTAACAAGAGAATCTAAAATTACTTGACCATACACAGAATTACCATTAGATAAATTCCAACAATAATCTGCAATATCTGAATGGACTTGCGCAATATCTGTATCGTCACCAGTAACTCCTACAGCTCTCCATCTAGGATTATTAGCAGTTACAAAATATTTCATAATTTCGATTATAGGAAGTATCCTATTAATCGTAAAAGTAGGCATTCCTGCTTCTTCTAAAGAATCTTGCTCTATTTCTGTTAGTTGTTCATCAAGATAAAAATCATATCCTTTTTGACTTTTAGAACGCCATTTACCTCTATCGGTACTATTAGCTCTATCCCACAATTGTTTATTTTCATGTGCTTTGCTTTTATTAGTAACTCTAGCCATTATTTTTTATCCATATTTAATTTAATTGCATCTCTTCTTTTTAAGTTTTCAAATACTCTATCAGACGACATAGATTCAGCAATTTTTCTTACATCCATAACAGAACGTTGTGTTTGTTTTCCAAGTAATCCATCAACTGTAATTTTATTAGATGGGCTTCCCATAAGTTCTTGCAAAAAATTATATTGACTTTGAAATTTTTGTGTCATTTTATTATCATTGGGATTTTTATTTAAAGAATCTGCTATTTTTAAAAGATTTCTTGTTGTAAAAGCTTTATTTCTATTAACTTCTTGTAAACTCATAAAATTTCCATCAATGTCATAAAGAGTTGAGACTAAACCCATACTATCTTTTACTTGTTTTGTTTTATATTTAGATTGTTTAGTTTGCATTTCTTTTTTCTTTCTGCATCTTTTTTAATCTGCGTTTATAAGTTTTATTTTCTATCGCAAGTTTTCTACGTTTTCGTTTTCTTTCTTTTGCTTTTTTATTAGGCATTACGATACAACCCAACTTTTTGCTTTTCGTTTTATCTTATACCAACCACTTTTATCTTTATTTTGATTCATATTTGGCGGAAATGAGTACAATTGTGCGTAATAAAGAGTTTCAATCGTGTCATCGTGGTTCATTTTCGGGCCAAAAGTAACAATTTCGTTAATTAAATCAAACATATTTTCTTTTAAAAAGATATTTCCTGTACTAAATCTACCGCTTAAACCACTATAAATCTTATTTCTTTTATTTTTTCCGCCTGGTTTTTCTGGAATTACACTAATATTAAATTTATTTTCTATACGTCTGCGTTCATTTAATGCTTGAAATATACTTCTATTCATAGCAACATCTTCTACAGTAGACGATATACAATGATATTTTTCGTGCAACTCTAATATATAATCTACTACACCTTTTTTGTCTAGTATGTTCCCATCTAAATCTCGTTGCCCTACTGTTGGTATGCTACGATGTCTTTCGTATTCAACAACATACATTTGATTATCTTGGTCTACTGCGATAACCATAATAACAGAAAAGTCAGATGTTTTTGTATCAATATCTGTAGCAGGGTCGCAACCAATAAAAGTATTTACAGGTATAGGGTCTTTATTAATTACAAGATAATTTTGACCATCTTTGTGTTCGTAATAACCTTTCCATTTTTTTATATACTTTCTTCCCCATACTGCTTCTTCTTCATTTTGTACTTCTAGTTCATATTCTTGGTAATACCCATGTATACGACCTGCTTCTGAATATTCTTTTTTAATTCTATCTAGTTTTTTTCTTGGTATATAAGAATTCCATAATACACCTCCAGACATTTCTGGTTGTGTAGATTTGTATGATATTACATTCCAAGTATAATCATCTTTACTTTCAGATTTATCATACCCTTCTAAAATGTTTTGGCAAAGACTATCAAAATGAACAGGTGTTCCAGCAAATATTAATCTACCATCTACATCTAAAGCAGGTTTTACACCATTGTAAACAATATTCTTAATTTTTTCTCTAGCTTCTCTAGTAACTGTATTTGTTTCACTTTCAGTATCATCAAGAGCAACAAGGTCGTATCGTTTACCTAAATAATTTTCTCCACGAACACTAGATAAGTTTGACCTACTTATTAGCTTTGCATTTGTTTTTGTTACAATATCTGTCTCTGTCCATTTGTCTCCAACTACATCACCAAAATAATATTTAATAATGTCGTTAGTTTGTAAATGTTGTTTAATATATTGTAGGTTTAAAATAGACTTGCGATGATTATCAGATACCCAAGCCATAAACATTAAATCATCAGGTTTTTTAAAAAGTATCTTGTGTAATAAAAAAGTTTTAAATAGTTGTGTTTTTCCACTTTGTCGAGGTAATATTAATGCCAAAGACTTTGTAGTGTTCTCTAGCAATGCATCTCCTATCTCATAATGAAATAACGGACTTTCAGATTTACCAAAATCTCCTGATAAAAATAATTTACCAAAAGCTATTAAATCTGTATATGCAACCTGTAAAGCTTTTTCTGCTTCACTTACGTTCTTTTTGTTCAGATTTATCTTTTTCGATTTTATCTGTGATGTACTTTTCAAACTTACCTGATTCTTTTTTCATTTCTAAATATTGTTCAAACAAAATATGAACTTTTCTAACCTCTGTAAACAATGTACGTATAGAATGATGTATGTTGTATATATCATTTAATATGTCTTTACGAGTATTTCTTTTTATTTTATTTCTCATTTTTTTCCTATGTATTCTTTACCATTATATATTGAATGACCATCATATATACCGACTGTATCTATACGAAATCTTTCCTCATCGTATTCAACAACTCCAAATCCTTGTTGCCAGTTATATCTAGTACCACCGCCAGGTACGATACCATCTATTCTAGCTAATGTTCCCATTGATACTGCTTGATATATTTTTGGTTTTCCATGTGTCCATACAGTTTTATGCGCCATTTCTAATCTGTGTATATGTCCTTGTATAATACTAATACGAGGAGAGTCTAATAACTTCATAACACTTTGACCGCTTTTAGCACCTACCTTGTTTCCATGTATACATACCAGATTATTATTAATATAGTATTCACCATGAGGATACTGTCCAACATATTTTACTCCTATTTTATGTAATCCAAGTATATAAGGTACAGAAATTAATGGAGGTACGTCTGGTTCATTCGCTGGTTTTATACCATAAGCTTGTATTGTGTTTTGTACAATACTATCCATCATACGTTTTTCGTGATTACCTTCTATATATACCATTTCTTCGCAATATGGTCTTAGTTCATTAATCCAAGATGCAAGATAATCTATACTTGGTTGTGTTGTAAAATAAAATTCTGGTGAACGCACATAATGTGTAGACCAATCAGGTAAATCAAGCATATCACCTAACATTATTATGCGATTAGGCTTTACTTCCTTAATTATTTTAGTAACAATAGCAATTGCCCTTAAATCATGAAGTGGTTCTAGTTCTCCTGTAGTCATATCTTTTTTATATCCTATTTGAGAATCAGGTAAAATTATATCTAACTTTTTTTCTCTTTTAGGAATATTAACATTAAACTTTAGTCTTTTAACTTTCGCACCACGAACATGAGGAAAATCTGTTTTTACTGGTTTTTTCCTTACTAGACTAGCTTTTGCTTGATAGTTAGTATGTGTATTCCAAACAATTTTACCATCTATTTCTTGTTTAGCAGATACATCCCATTGGTTTACTTTAAAATTAGTAACCTTCCATACGTCTTCTTTTATTTTAAATTTCTTTAATACACTTTTTAACGTAGGCACTTTTTTGTTTTCTACGTCATCTATATAAATATAATTCATATCTTCTACATACGAACTTGTATTTACATTAGAGTTATTATTGTTTTCGTAACTATCAGAATATTCTCTATTGCACTCGTTACATTTGTATCTTTGTACAAAACCTCTTTTACCATTTTTTTTATATTTATTAGAACCGCAATATTTACAACTCATTATTTCTCCTCGTTTATAGCTTTTAACTCTGGTCTTTTTGCGTCTTCTAATTGCTCAGGGCTAAAACCTTGAAACATTCCAATAATACCCATTTCTTTTTGTTTAATTGTATTACCAGTTGTTCCTATTATTTTTCCTATTTCCTTTGTTGATTGCAATACAATATTGTCATCTTCACTATTATCAGATAATAATTTTAATTTACCCAACACATACTCGTGGTCTAGACCCATATTTTTTGCAATATCCATTACAGATTTTTCTATTTCATGCATAACTCTATCCTGTTTTAATAGCACTACAGCTTTCTTTTTAGATTTTATTGTGTCATCAGCATCAAACGCATCCATGTATGATTTGACTATTCCCATACCTACAGCAACATTAGTTGCAAACATTTTTTCTTTATTAGTTATAGATTTACGTTCTTTGACACTTCGTGGATTTGTTCCACTAAACGTATACCTGTTTGGATGTTTGGTAAAATCAGTATCCATTTCTGATGTTTTATTAACTATAAATGTTCCTACTATTGTACGAACCCATCCATTAGCAAACTTATAGTTTTTTCTATCGTTATGATGTTTTATATTTGTAGAAACTTTTAGCAGTTGTACAATCTTACCATCATCTGCATATACCCAATCTCCTTCTTTTGCAATTTTCCAATCCTTTTGCACCTTAGTGTTTGGATTGTGTACCCTAAATTCTTCTATACTGTCATAAACGTAATGTTTTTTATTCCGTATTGTTTGGTAATCCATCTTCCAATTGTGTTTTTAAAGAAACAGTTTTCTCGAAGAGTCTTTCTATTAATTCATTTACAGCTGAGGGAATATAATATACTTGTCCGTCTATGTCTATAGGAGTATAAATATCTTTAGATATACGTTTTAATATATATTTTTGTTCTTCAGCAGAAAGATTTAATAATTCTGTCATAGCAATAGCCATATTGAAATCTAACCTATAACCCAATTTATTACAAATAATTTATCAGCGCAAAAAACAGTCATGTAATACCCTTTTTTATAAAAAAAATAACTCTGTATTTTATCTGACCTAAAAGTCAAAAGTCAAGTCTTATTTTAAAATGACCAAGTGTTTTCTGAAAAAAATGGAGATAAATGTCGCAGGGTGTTTTTTACATATATACCCCCTATAAGGGGGTAACACTAAATTAAAAATTTAGTTATGATTTAATTTTTATAAATTATTTTATGATTAATTATTAATAAAACAACATAAGAAAGGAGAGTCTTTATGACTCCAGTACAACTAGAAAAATATAACGAATACGTAGCTAAGATGTGGAAGATTATACACGAGTACGAACTATTGTTTGAGAAAGCACCTGTCAAGCGTGGATGGAATCAAACATTTCGTACGCAGATTCCAAGTCAGAGTGATGTTAATAGAAAGCGTGATGCTATACTAGCAAACATTAATGACAATTGCGTTAGAATGACTGGTAAAGACCTAATAACATTTGATGCAGAAGTGTACGAATCTAAGTTAACAGTAGTAGCACAGTAACCTATAGACCTAAGCATGTCTTTAAACTGCTTTTACTTAACTATTACAACTTGTCCTTGTGCTGTTATATAGCATATATATCTTTATATTAATGTCATACTTACTATACTATATATATATGTTTTTTAATAGCACTTGGGCATAAACTTTATATTACATTTGTGATTTTGTTTGAGAAGCCGTAGACATGCTTTTAAGGGTACTTAAGTGTATTCGTATTGTCAGTCATGTAGTGGAGTTAGGTAGGTGTACTGCAGTGCAAGTCCTAATAAATCACAATAATACAATACTAGTTATGAGGAAGCCTAGACAGATTGAAATGTCTAAAAAAGACAATGGCACTAGTGTTTCATGCGCTATAAAGAAACAACCATACACGAGTACAGGTTTGGCACGTACCTAAAGTAAAACGTGCTAACTTTATTATAACTTATTTAACTAAAGGAACTATTATGAGCAGATTTAGAAATACTAAAATAACAGATGACGAACAAGAAATATTATTTCAACATATGTTAGACTTTCAATCAAAGAAAAGATTTGGTGTGAAGTTTGATGATATTGAAGTAGAAGAGCAACTTACAGTCTTACGTAAAGTGCAAAAGTTTATAAAGATATTAAAGAAAGTTGAAGACTAAGAATGAAAGAAAAAGCGTTAGGATATATTAACATTGCTAAAGCATCAGAGTTAGATGTTCATGGTATGCAGAATTATGTAATATTATTTCCAAGAGCTAAATGGTTAATGGTGCGTAATGTAATGTTTGAACAGAACTTTATGGAAAAGCTAGAAACTAATACACATAGTTCAGTACCAATATATAGTATAGTAAAGAATTCTAATAAAATAGGATTTGCATTGCCACGATATGACGAAAACGATAAACCCTTTCTATTCATACCAAAAACATATAACAAAAAGCGAATGGGAAGAATGAACCATCGTAAAACAATACTAAGAAATTATTATATATTTGAAGTCAATGAAGATTTTGAATTATACAACGATGCAAATTTAACATTCTTTCAATAGGGTTTGGACATAATTAATTGTTTAGTAGTTAATGGTTTAATAAAATAAACAATAACCGTTCAAGCCCTTAAAGATTAAGGATAGGTATTGCCAGCAGATTACTGAGGAGTTATTCTGTGTTATGGCTCTATCCTTTACTTAATGGTTACAAGCAGAGTTTAAGAAACTCCAACACAATATATTAATACTCTCGATATATAGTCACTAGTAAAAAGCCTCTGTAACCATATTAATTTAACTATAATAATAAATAACAAAGGAAACAATATGAAAAATATATTAATGGATTTTATTGTATTAGCAATACATGAAACGAAACAAAAGTATGAATTTATACTTGGTATTATAATTGGATTATGCATAGGAATATTGCTATGAAACGTAAAAGATATGAAAGAAATAGAAAGTTTACTGGAAGAATAGATAATAAAGATAGTCTATTTAAAAGTAGAAGAGATATTAAAAAACTAGTTAACAAAGCATTAAAAGATAAACCTAAAAATATACCTGCTAAAGGATATGTATTTCTTAAATCATTAGATGAAGGAACACATTTTGAAACACAGACAGGTACTAGAGGTCTTTTAATAAGCAAAAACATAAACTGTGAAGTAATTGTAACTCATGTAAATGTTGCTAAAGAAGACAAAGCATATTACTTAGGTAAACAAATATTTCCAGAAACAACAGAAGTAAAGAAAGTGAGAGTGTAATGTCATTACCAAGAACAGAAGACTTTGTAGATATGAATGAATATTATAAAGCATTATCAAAGTCAACTAAAAATGTAAAAACAAAAGCAATTGATTTAATGGATGATTTAGCATGGGAGTATCAACGAATGTCTAGTTCAGGCAAAGAATCATTTAATCAGTTATGCGAGTTATTTGATATACCAACAATGCAAGAAGAAGGAGAATAATTATGGGATTTGATGTATATGGTGTTAGTCCAAAAATAAATAAAGACTATCCAGAGAGATATAATGAAATACTAAAACAATATGGTAAAGATGGATTTTTAGATTGGAATAATACACCAGAAGATGTTAAAGATGAGTATTTTAATTTAAAAGATAATTATGAAGATGATAATCCAGGCTCATATTTTCGTAATAATGTATGGTTCTGGAGACCATTATGGGATTTTGTAATAGAAACATGCGAAGATTATATGACACATGATGAAATGGATGGTGGATATAGCAATTCAGGACATAGAATAAAAGAAAAAACAGCTCTTTATATTGCAGAAAAATTATCTGAGAAATTAGATGATGGTACTGTCGATGAATTGCAAAAAGCAACAGAATCAAAGATAGAAAAAGCTAGAGCTCACAATAAAAAAGTTCGTGCAAAAATGGATAAAATAAGTAATGAATGTAAAAAGAAACATGGAAAAGATTTAGTTCCTGCTAATTATCCAGAACCTTACAATACAAAATGGCAAGAAGCATACTCAAAAGAAGATTGGAGTTCTAATTATCCATTCCATAGAGATAATGTAAAAAGTTTTATTGAATTTTGTAAACAAAGTGGAGGATTTGAAATATGTTAAAAAAGAAAA